AGATGCTGCCTCCTTACGTTATGCGTGACTTGGCAAAGCTGGCCGAGCACTTGTACAAAACCGAGAGGTTGCAGCAAGGTGATCCGCCAGCTCCCGCGAAGTCGAAAGATGACGAAGACAGTCCTTACGCATTCTACACGATGGGGGAACCTAAATGAGCGTACTCGGTAGCACACTAGTCACTCTGGCCGATGTTGCGAAAAGCAAAGACAAACAAATCGGCAAGGTGGCCGAGGTTCTCGTTCAGGAGAACCCCATGCTGATGGACATTCCCTACATGGAAATGAACGAGGGAACCATCCACAAAGAAGAGATCCGCTCGGCGCTGCCCGCGGTCTACTACCGGAAAGCGAACCAAGCAATTCCGGCCAGCAAGACGACCACTGAAGAGCGCACCTTCACGTACAACCGCTGGAACCAAGCGATGGGTCACTTGCAAGCCCACGCGCAAGAACACGCCTCCCTGACTGTCTACGGATCTCCGTACACCTCCAACCTGAAGGTTGCGGGTTTCATGGACATCTATTGCACGACGAACACTTCGGAAGAGACTTCCAAGCAAGTGATCGACGGCGGCGGTACCGGGTCGGTCAACACGTCGATCCTGCGGGTCCAGTGGGGTGAGCGTTCGATCTTCGGTATTTATCCGAAAGGTACGACCGCTGGTCTCAAGCGCACCGACCGCTCGACCGGCGGCAAGCAAGTGCAAATCAACGCCCTTGATTCCAGCGGCAACGCCGGCAACTTCTGGGGTTATGAAGAGCAATTCGAGATCGACCATGGTCTGGTCGTGAAGGATTACCGCCAAGCCGCCCGCATCTGCAACATCGACGTGGACAACTTGGTGTCTGGCGCGAGTGCTGCTGATCTCATCGACCTGATGATCTCGGCTCACTACAAGATCCACAACCCGCAAAATGGTCCTGGCTTCTGGTACGTCAACCGCACCATCGAAGCCTTCCTGCACAAGCAAGCTCTGACCAAGGTCGGAGCTGGCGCGGGTCTGACCTACGACAACTACCAAGGGTCGAAGGTCCTCATGTTCTTGGGCTTCCCGGTTCGTCGCTCCGACGCTCTTCTCAACACTGAGAGCCGCGTTACCAGCACGAACCCCGGTTACGACGGCTTCTAAGAGGCTGGCGAGGGCGGGCAACCGCCCTCTTGGTTTTGTGTTCGACCTTTTTTTAGGAGGCGCTACATGCGTTTTGACATCGAAAATCAACTGTCTTCGGCGCAAGCCTTCACGGGCGCGGCGACGGCTTCCACCAACGCCTACAAGAAGCAATCCGCCGCTCAAGACATCAGCATCGGTCGCCGGTTGTCGATCCTCGGGATTGTGACGACTGCTGCCGGCGCTGGTTCCACGCACACCATGGACGCCATCCAGTCGGCCAACACGAACTTGAGCAGCCCGGATGTCCTGGCTTCTCGCTCGATTGTTGCCGCCACCCTGACGGTTGGTTACGCCTTCGAGATTCAGTTCCCGCAAGGAACGATGACGAAGCAGTACCTCGGTTTCCAAAACACTTCCACGGGCGGTACCACGACGGTCTCCCTCGACGTGTATTTGGTTCCCTCCGACGAGATTCCGAAGTACAAGTCGTTCACCAAGGTCGTCGATGCTGACGTGACCTAACAGGGTGAATTGAATGTCGAGAAATGAAATGCCAACTCCGCCGGTTGAGAAACCGGCGGCAAAGAAGGAACTGAAGGACATCGAAGTGGTTGCCCTTCAGCCGGGATTCATGGCCCCTTTACGGATTGCCGAAGGTACTCGCTTCACCGTGAAGAGCTTTGAACAGCTCGGGTTTTGGATGAAATGCGTGGACCCTGAGATCGAAGCTCTCCATCAAAAGGCCATGCGTGAAAAGAAAGATCGCATTCGACGTTCGGCGGAGTAATTACCCGCTGGGATAGGCGGGAAGAGTGTACTCAAAAACCAAAATCTTTAACCTTGCTCTAGGGGCGCTCCTCCTTTCTCGCCAGGTCGCCGACGCCGACACAGACGCATCGAACGAGTGTAAAGTCCTGCTTCAGTTCTGGGACGTGGCTCTACGGGCCACGCTGTCCGACCTGGACATGGACTCGACAGCGACTCAAGCGGCTCTTGAGTTGGTCGAGGAAGACCCTAATGACCTCTGGGGATACGCCAACAAGAACCCCACTCGTTGCCTCAAGTTCCGGCGCATTCAGTCCTCCTTGGTCACTGACACCCGCTCGACTCACATCTCAAAGAAGATCGGAATTCACGACGGACAGAAGGTCATCTTTTGCAACATCGAGTCGGCCATTGGTGAGTACATCTCCACCGAGGTTCCGCTCTCGGCTTTGAACGCAGCCGCGGGTCTCGCTCTCGCCCATCGCCTGGCATCCCTCGCCTCCCCACTGATTGCCGGCAAAGGGGCCAAGGGCTTGAGAGAGTCTCTTGAGGAGAAGTACAAGATTTTCAAAGCCGAAGCATGTGAGCAGGACAAGCTCGAGAGCTTGAGCTTTGAGGACGACGACGTGATGTCCGAGTTCGTTGAGGAGAGGACTACCTGATGGGATTGGCGGTAAAATCGAGCTTCTCCGCAGGTGAGCTTGATCCGGCACTCCACGAGAGAACAACCCTCGAAAAGTACAACACCGGACTCGCCAAGGCCCGCAACGTGGTGGTCTCGAAAACCGGCAGCATCATCTCTCGCCCCGGTCGTAAGCACTTCTTCACAACCAAGAACCGCGACGAAGCCGTGCGCCTCTACTCCCCTCCTGGTTCTACGGTGCTACTTGAGTGGGGTCCGTATTACGTCCGGTTCTGGGACACGACACTTGAGTACCCCCTTGGTTATCTCGGTGAGGCTTCGCATTCCTACACTGAGGCGCAGCTCGACATCATGCAATTCCACACAAGCGGCACTTACGTCTATGTGTTCGTAGACGGCGCTGCGATGTCGAAGCTCGACTATGATGCGATGACCTTCGGTTCGAGCTTCTTCGACATCCCCAATGCTCCGATCTCTTGTTATGCCGCGGCCACCAGCGGTGCCCCGGCTACGAGCGGATACCAAGTACAGTACCTTGCGACCTATGTGAAGGATGGTGAGGAGTCGGAGATTTCAGCTGAAGCCATTCTTTACTCTGGCTCTCCTCTTCTTCTACCTATCGCCACAGGTGAGTGGAACCGCATAGCTGTGCAAGCCGATGTCGCGGGAACGGAAGGTATCACCGAGATCAAAATTTACCGGCGTCCGGCCAGCTCAACAACCGGCTATGGAGCTTGGGGCTACATTGGTAGCAGCTCGCATATCTACTCGTCTGGTGGCTACATGGTTGGTCAGTTCACCGACTGGGGCGGAGATGCGGACTACACGCATAACCCTCCCTCGACCGTGACCTTGAGACAAGCCAATCCGCTTACCTTCTTGTCTAATACCGGACTTGTTTATCAACAGCGTCTTATTCTCGCTGATGCTGTCACCGACCGTGAGGCTCTCTATGCGAGTCGTCCGGGTTTTCAAAACAACTTCTGGAGGGACTACCCGCTCAACGACGACTCGTCTTTGAAGTTCAAGTGCGGAACCAGTGGTTATGCTGAAATCCTTCACCTTCTCGACTCAGATGGACTCGTGGCTTTCACCACGAATGGAATTTTCATCAACCAAGGGCAGCTCGGTGTTGCCAATATCGCTATGGCAAAGAAGGGTAAATGGATCTCGGATCTATATGCTCCTCCTCTTGCTGTACCCGGCGGCACTCTTTTCGTCGATGCTGCAACCGGAACCGTTCGTAACCTCACATGGGGCGACACCGGCAATACTGGAAACCTCATGGCCCCCGAGGTTTCCATTTACTCCAATCATCTGTTCCTTGGTCGAGACATCACCACATGGGGATTCCAAGAAGGGTCTGTTCCCCTTCTGTGGACGGTGTTCGATGACGGTGAGGGAGCCGCGTTCACCTTCGAGTTCGACCAACAAATGCGGGCATGGACCCGCGTTGACGGAACGCTCCCGATCAGGAGTTGTGCGCCGACAGTGACTCCTGATCGCACCTACTTCGTGGTGGCAAAGACACATGACGACGGTACGGTTGAGCGCCAGGTTGAATATACCGTACCGAGGTATATCACCAACGAGTCGCTTGTCGATGACCCTGAGATCGGCATGAAGGATGTCTGCGGCTTCATGGACGGCATGGTAGTGTATGAGAACCTGTTCAATGACTCACTTGCTGGTTCTGACACCTTCACCTTCTCTCCCGTTCTCGCTGACACTTGGGATGGCGAGCTGATCTTGAATTGTGGAACGTCGGGTGTTTTCTCTCTTCTCTGGGTTGCTCTCTGGAGTGACAAACCTATAAGGTTCTTCGATGACCGAGGGACAGCGATTGATCTCAACTATGTCTCTCGCACCGACTCGAACAATATCGTTGTCGAGATGGCTGATGGTACTGAGTTCCCTTACTCGGAGTACGCAACCGGCGCTCGTCTTTACGCTACCCACAGTAGCGTCGATACTTATTTCGATCATCTCGAAGGTGAGACTATCTCGGTGATTGTTGACGGTGCTGTTGTGGCTTCTCCCTACAACGACCAGGAGAGCTACAGCGAGATCACTGTAGACTCTGGAACCGTAACCTTACCTGACGGCATGTACGGGGCCATCATCTTGATCGGTCGTCCCATCGTCGCCGACATTGAGACTCTGGACATCGACACCGTCGAGCAAAAGCCGACCATGGTCGAGTCGATGACCGTCAACAAGGTCCTGGTCAAGACCCTCGACACTCAAGGACTCTACGTCGGGAACCGTCTGCCTTCTGGTAATGGCTTGTCTGGAATGGTGTCGCTGTCCCAATGGGACGTTGACTACGAGTCCTCTCTGCCGGTCATCGGGAACCGAGTGCAGCCGAAGTACACAAAGCGTAGGGAGATCATCTTGCCGGGAGATTGGAAAAGCCAGGGGCGCATCTGCTTCAGACAAGTGGACCCTTTGCATTTTGAGATCCTATCCGTAATTCCGGACGTTGAAGTTCTTTACAGGAGTGATCGCTAATGTGGGCGTATGTAGCTTTAGCTGGTGCTCAAGTCATCAGTGCCGCACAGCAAGCGGAGATGATCCAGAAGCAGGCCAAAGTTCAGCAGAGGATCAACGAGATCAACGCTGAGTTCTCTGAACTGAACGCATGGGAGGCTATGGGAGATGCACAAGGAGAAGCGGCCAGGTACGATACTCAAGTTTCCGATGTCCTTGGAAAGCAACATGCAGCGTTTTCTGGAGCTGATGTGCAAATTGGCTACGGTACTGCCGGAGCTGTCGATGCGGACACAAGAACCATGGGGATGCTCAACGTCCTCGAACTCCAGCGCCGCGGGAGACAGCAAGCCTTCCAGCACAAGATTCAAGCTATTAACCAACGACTCTCAGGATACATGACCGGCCTTCAAGCCGACATCGACGCGGGCGCAGCCATCCGTCAGGGTACTTTCGCTGCCGCACAGACGGGTATTGAGGCGATGAAAGCAAGAGCCTCTCAAGGTACCGGCAACTCCAGCAAGTCCGGGACTCCTGAGACTCCTCAGTTTGGTCCGGATGAACAAAAGCCTGCTGACCCTAAGAAGGTGACGAAGAACGGACATCCTTACTGGTGGTTCGGATATGATCCACAACCGTACTATCAGCCGACCAAATCCCATCCTGTAGAGGATAGATAAATGCCCATTCAACTCCCTGAACTGAACAGAATCGAGCCGCAGTCAACGGTGTCTAACGCCGAGATCAAAGCTCCGGCGCTTCACGGTGACAACAGTCTCGCCTCTGCCTCTCGCGCTCTCGAAGGTGTCGGTAAGGAGTTGATCGACTACCAGAATACCTTGGCCCACCAGGAAGCCGACAGCATCGCCACACAAGCCGACAATGACCTCCAGATGTACCACAAGGAGGTCATGGAGGGTGATCCGACCAATGGTAAGCCGGGCTTCCAGAACAAGCTCGGTGACCCGGATAAAGACTTCGCCGACGTAAAGACCAAGATGAATGACCGCCTCAAGGAGTTGAGCGCGAATGAGAATTGGTCTCCGGAGACGCAAGCTCTCGTCAACCGCAGGCTCAACAAGCGGTCTCAAGAACTCTACATTCAGACCCTCACCGCATGGGGGAACCGCAAGCAGAAGTTCGATGATGAGGTTCAAGAAAAAGGTGTTAAGCTCGCCCAAGACGGGATGAACTTCGCCGCGAGTTTTCTCGATCCTGAGGACGCTACCTCAACGCAAATGATTCGCGACAAACTCAACGACATCAATGAGCTTGTGATTGCTCATGCGGTGAAGTACGGCACCGCTAGCGAAAATGAGTCTGGTAGTTTTGCCTATAAAGCACCAGACGGCACGGTTAAGAAAGTGGTGCTTACACCCGTAGCCGAGCAAAAGCTGCGTTCCTCCATGGCTGACGGAGTCTTCAAAGCGTGGGAGTCGGTGCTCTACTCAGACGCTCCCGATGCACCAGCCAAGGCGAAGATGATCGAAGAGCAATTCGGCGAGCTTCTGACGGCTAGTAAACGTAAAGACATGAAGGGTAAAGCTCGAGCTGAAGCTGTTAAAAGGGAAGCCCTCGGTCTTGCTGCTTTATCGAGAAGTATTGGTTTAGAGGCGGCACTCAAGCGTACCGATGATGAGGAAGTGAGACAAAAGGCTGTCAGTTTCGCCAACACTTTCGACAGTCAAATGGAGGCCATGAAATCTCGCCGGTCTACGAAAAATTATAAGGCCGCTTTCAAAATGATGA